GTTAGATAACGTGCCTGCAGGTGTTGACTTTTACAACCTTGATTTAGATGATTTGGAAGCAATTTCGCCTGTTTTTGTTGGTGCAGATTTGGTTATTCATGCTGCTTGCACAGCTTATGAAGGTTTGAGTGTCTTCAGTCCTTCTCTTGTGGTCAGAAACACTGTTCAGATAAGCGTGAACGCCATGACAGCGACTATTCGGGCTAGAGTGCCAAAGTTTGTTTACATGTCTTCTATGGCACGTTATGGGGACAATTTAGGGCATGTGTTTGATGAGAGCCTTGACCCTAAACCGCAAGACCCTTATGGTATCGCAAAGTTGTCAGCTGAGAAACTGTTATCTAACCTGGCTAAAGTGCATGATGTCGAATTAGTCGTTTTAGTGCCACATAACATTGTGGGTGCTAGACAGAAGTTTGATGATCCGTTTAGGAATGTTGCCAGTATTATGACTAACAGGATGTTGCAGGGTAAGCAACCTATCATTTATGGTGATGGCAGTCAGCAACGTTGCTTCAGTTTTATTCAGGATGTTATTACACCAATTTTGACTGCTTGTGAGTTGCCTGAAGCTGTAGGTCAGGTTATCAATGTTGGGCCTGATGAGTCACCGATAACTATTTTGAATCTTGCAGAACGTTTGGCAGGTATTATCGGCTTTGAGTTGAACCCTATTTTTATGCTTGGCAGACCGCAAGAAGTGCCTATTGCTTTATGCAGCTCAGATAAGGCTAGACAACTTTTAGGCTATAAAACGACTGTCAGTTTAGATCAAGGTTTGCATAATTTGGTTGACTGGATTAGGCCGAGAGTAAAAGATTTTGAGTATCATTTGCCGATTGAGATTGACTCTGATTTGACTCCGAAGACTTGGACTCAAAGGCTTATCTAACTTTAGGCTAAACTAAGTATTGGACTTTAGGAGTTTATTTTGGCTATAACTAATGGTTATTGCACTCTGGCAGATGTCAAAGCAAGTTTAAGAATTACTGACACTATTGATGATGCTTTGATTGAGAACAGCATTAACGCTGCGTCTCGCATGATTGACCAATACTGTAACCGCTACTTTTATTCAACTGGTGCAGGTGTGGTCAGATACTTTAAAGCTGTTGATGCTTTTAATTGTTGGATTGATGACTGTCAGACGATTACTGAGTTGAGAACTGCACAAAATAATCCGATTACATATAATCAGATTTGGTCTAGCACTGACTTTCAGACTATCCCTGCAAATACTTTGGCTAATGGTGCGTATCAGCCGATTACAGGTTTAGTTGCTGTATATAACTATTTCTTCCCTACTTGGCAGGAATCTAATCTTGTGCAGGTGACTGGAACTTGGGGTTGGCCTAGTGTGCCTGAGCCGGTGAAGTTTGCGACTATCATTCAGGCTTCTAGGCTGTTCAAGCGTTTAGAATCTCCACTTGGTGTTGCCGGTGTTTCAGACATGGGTATTATGCGTGTAGGTTCAAACATTGATGGTGATGTGGCACAGCTCATAAATCCGTTTAGGCTTTTGAGAACTGGTGCGTAATGGCTATAAGCGATCTTAGAACTGCTTTAGCAAAGAATCTAAGCACTATCAAGGGTTTGCGTGTTGTTGAGACGCTGCCTGATTTGGTGAATCCGCCTATGGCGATGATTGCTATAGATAAGGTTGCCTACAATAAGCAAAACGCTAGAAGCATGGCTGAATACACTTTTAAGGTCATGGTTGTTTTAGGTCGTGTATCTGAGAGAACTGCACAACAGAATATGGATGTTTTGCTTGCTCCAGGTGCAGGGTCAATTAAGTATGCGATTGAGTCTGACAGGACTTTGAGTGGTTTTGCTTTTGACGTGTTTGTCGCTGAGACAGGTGCTATAGGTGCATTATCACAGGGCGGTATAGACTATTACAGTGCCGAATTCTCGGTTCAAGTATTTGCAAGTTAAGGATAATAAATGGCAATTTTTGTCGCAACAGACTTTAGCGTTAGCATCAACGGATCTACAGCTTTGGCTTCATACCTGACTCAGGTTGAACTAAAGACTTCCGCTAACGACATTACAACAACTTCTTTTGGTAGCACTTGGGTTACTCGTGTTGCAGGTTTGAAGGAAGGTTCGCTTACTCTTCAGTTCAATCAGGATTATGCTGCAGCCGCTGTAGATGCAACTCTCTGGCCAACATTGGGTGCTAATGCGACTGTTGTTATTAAGCCAACTTCTTCAGCTGTTTCAACTGCTAACCCTTCATATACTCTTGTGGCACTTGTTACTGACCTAACACCTGTTTCAGGCAACATCGGTGACCTTGCAACATTCTCTGTTACTTGGCCTACAAATGGAACAGTTAGCAGAGCGACTGCATAATGAATCAGATAACCCTACGCATAGTTTTATCTGATGGCACGATTCTTGATGTCACTACTTCTGCCGGCGATATTGTCAAGTGGGAAGAACACTTTGATTTAGGTGTTGACAAACTTGAGAAGGTTACACACTTGCTTTACCTTGCTTGGTTGTCTGTGAAGCGTTTACAAAAGACTTCTGATTCGTTTGAGTCTTGGATTGAACTTGTAGGCAACGTTGAGGTATCAGACCCAAAAGCCTAAAAGCTCTTGGTGTTGATTCGTTTCACTGGTTGATTGCGAATCTGAGTGTGGCTACAGGGATTGCACCATCAGTGTTAATGCAAGAATCTGATCGCATGTTAAACACAATGTTGTTTGCACTTCAACACCAAAGGAATCCTAACAATGGCTGAACCTAGTGTCATTTATGATGTCAAGGGTTTACTTAAAGACCTTGAAGGTTTGACGCCTGGTTTAAAGAAGCAGCTTGTGCGTGACGCTAAATTAGTTGCTAAACCACTTGTTGCTATCATCAAATCTCAGATACCTACTACTGCACCGCTTTCCGGTATGAATCATGGCGGTAGGACTGGTTGGGGTTCAGGTAAAGCTGCTAACAGTGTGACAGTAAAGTTTAGATCTAGTCGCTCCAGGTTCTCAGCTGTGACACCGCTACTTGCTATATGGGTGAACTCGCCTATGACTGCTATCGCCGATATCGCTGGTAAAGGCAGTATGCGTAAAGCAAAAACTATTACTAGCGAATATGCATATAAAGATGGTAAAAGAAGACATAGAGTGACAACTCAGGGTCGCTGGATGATTAGGGGGCTGAAGGAACGTAATCTGAATAACTTTGTTTACCCTAATGTTGAGGACAGACTTGATGATGCTCAGGCTGAAGTAAAATTGATTATTGAGAAGTATGCTCGCATGGTGAATAGGAAAATCGGCTAATGTCCGTAATTGTAAAACTACTGTCTAAGTTTGATGACTCTGGTATCAAGAAAGCACAGCATGGCTTTGGGGGGCTTAAAAAGGTTCTCGGCGGTATTGCCATTGGTGCTGCTTTAAAGCAGGTTGGTGATGTGCTTTTAGATGCGGCTAAGGCTGCTTCTGCTGATGCTAAGTCAGTAAAACTGTTGAACATGCAGTTGACTAAAAATGCTGGTGCAAATAAACAGTTGTTGAAAGAGAATGACAAGTTTATTGAGTCGCTGTCTTTGCAAACCGGTATTTTGGATGATGACCTTAGACCTTCTATGGCTAAATTTGGTAACGTCACAAAGAATGTTCGTCAAGCTCAAAAACTATTGAAACTTAGCCTTGATGTTACTGCTGGTTCAGGTAAATCTCAGACTAAGGTTGCTAATGCTTTGGCTAAGGCTTATGCAGGTAACACTAAGTCTCTGATTGGTATGTTCCCTGAACTAAAGAATTCTAAGAATGCTTTAGCAGATTTGACTAAAGAATTTTCGGGTGCAGCGTTAGTTAATGCTGATCCATTTATGAAGTTCAACAACAGCATGGACATTCTTAAAGAGAAGTTGGGTAACCTTGTTTTACCTATGATCGCTGATTTGGTTACAGAGTTGACTAAGCCTGGTGGTGTGGTTGAGACTGTCGGTAAGTTTCTTGAAGACTTGGCTAACCCTAAAACTGAGCCTGGCAAAATGTTTTTACAAATCAAGGATGCTGTCAAGCAAACTTTTCAAGGGGTAAAAGATTTCTTTGCTTTGTTTGGTAATGGTGATGCTATGAAGGGCTTTGCCAATATTGCTTCAGCGTTAGTCAAAATGTTACCTGCTCTGCTTGCTTTGAAGGGCATTATGATGCTTGCTTCAGCAGGTAAAGCCATACAGTCTTTAGTTACAGCGATGGGTTTAATTCAAGGTAAAGGAGCTATTCCTACTGGTGGTGGCGGTGCGGGTGGTGTTCCTGCTGTTGTTGGTGGTGCTGGGGCTACTGCTGCAGCTGCTAAAAGCACTTCATTGTTCTCAGGTATGGCTGGTATAAAAGTGTTGTCGTTTCTAAAACTTGCACCGATGATTGGTGTCGGTATGGGTGGCGATATATCGAATGATGTAAATCCAAAAACAGGTAAAACATTCAAACAAACTATTTTAGATGAGCTTGCTAGTAAAAATAAACCAGTCAATTCAGGGCCAGTGACAGTAAATGTTTATGCTACTTCTGCTGACCCTAAAGCAACTGTTGATGCTGTAAGCAAATACGTTAAACAGAATGGTGGTTTACCTGGTGCATGGTCAACAGGAACAGGTAAGAAACCCTAAATGGCTTTACCTACTTATTCTGTTTCTATTGGTTTTGGTTCTAGCGGTTATTATGGCGTCACTTCTTATGTAAAAAACCTCACTATTAGTCGAGGTATTTCTCGTCA